GCCGCCGCCCTGCGTGCTGCTGCGGATCAGGTGGCGCCAATAGAGCCGTTGCACGGTGGTGACCAGCGCTGGGAGACTGAGCGCGATGCTCGGCAAATCTGCCGCAGGAAGCTCCTCGCCATCGCCGCCGAGCTGGAGGGTGGCAATGGCTGACGACAAACTCACAGCAATGGCTGCAGTCCTAGTGCTGTCCTTGATGCTTATCGGGGCGTGTTGGTGGTTGCCGCAAAAATGGCAAGGATGCCAGAAGATCTATGAGAATCGTCCCGCTCAAATCATTTGCTTTTTATCTAAATGACTAATCCCACCCCACTGAGCCCCTCCGCGCAGGCGGTGCTGGATGCCGCCTCCGACGTTTATTGGGATTGGACCGAAATGGAGCCTGCGGCTTCTCACGTGATTGCCGCCACCGCCCTGCGTGCTGCTGCCTATGAAATTGACTGGGAATCTGGCGATCCCAAGTTTCTTCTGGAAGCCATCGCCGCCGAGCTGGAGGACGCCGATGACCCTGCATGACTGGCTGGTGCTAACCGCCGCCTACTGCTTGATCTGCGGCCTTAGCCTGTGGCTGGCATCTAAGGTGTTGCCATGAGTCCCGACACCGCGCCACCCCAAACCCTCGACGCAATTAGCCGCGACGGTGGCACCATCGAGGTGCTGCAGAACCAGCGCGGCGAGATCTACCACCGCGCCTGCGCTAAGGGGTACTGCCGCTATTGCGAAGACCGCTGGCAAGCCGAGCTGTACCTAGACCAGCTGCTGGCCCGCTAAGTTGCGGGGCTAAGCGGGCGGCTAAGCGCGGGGCTAGGCGGGCGGTTAGCGTGGACTTATGACGACCAAGCGCGAAGCCATCCTTACTGCTGTCCGCACGGCGCTTACGGATACCGTAGGGGTTGGCGCACGGATCTACCGCAGCCGGGTGGAGCCCGTGGCCCGTGCCGAAAGCCCCGCGCTCATCGTCGAGCCCGTAAGCGACTTGGTGGTGCAGAACACGTCGCTGCCCACGCTTGACCACACCTTGAACATGCGCGTGGTTGTGATCGTCCGCGCCACCGTACCAGACCAAGAAGCCGACCCCATAATTGAATCGCTACACAGCAAACTTATGGCCGACCTTACCTTGGGCGGCCTCTGCATCGACATACAACCAGGCCCGACCGAATTCACCCTTGAATCCGCCGACACACCTGTAGGCGTAATTTTCTGCAATTACCGTGTAATTTACCGCACCTCCGTCAGCAACCTGGCGATCTAAGCCGCACCTCAAGGAGTTCAAGCCCCACCACTTAGCCTGCCTACCGAAAGGGGGCACTTACCTCCAAACCCAGAAGCCGGCACACTCCGGCCCACCCCAAACGCACACGAGGTAGGAACTAATGGCGCTCACAAGGAAGCGGCTAATTCTCGTTAAAAAAGAAACCACTTACGGTACTGACAGCTCACCGGCAGGCACTGATGCGCTGCTGGTGCGCAACCTCGACATCACTCCGATCGAGGCCGATCTCGTCAGCCGCGACCTGATCCGCCCCTACCTCGGCAACAGCCCGCAGCTGCTGGCAAACAGCCGGGTTGGCATCACCTTCCAGGTAGAGCTTGCCGGATCTGGTACGGCTGGAACCGCTCCTCGTTTCGGCGCGATCCTGCAGGCGTGCGGCATGAGCGAGACGATCGTGGCCACCACCTCGGTGACCTACGCCCCGGTCAGCGCCTCCTTCTCCAGCGCCACCATCTACTTCAACAACGACGGCATCCTCCACAAGGCCACCGGCTGCCGTGGAACGTTCACCCTCAACGCCGCTGTGGGCGAGATCCCCACCATCGACTTCACGATGGTCGGCGTCTACAACGCCCCCACCGACACCGCTGCCCCGGCCGTCACCTACAGCGCCCAGGCCAGCCCCCTCATCTTCAAGCAGGGCAACACCTCCTCGTTCCAGTTCTTCTCCTACGCCGGCTGCCTCCAGTCCGTAACCTTCGACATTGCCAACAGCACCGTCTACCGCGAATTGGTCGGCTGCACCAAGGAGGTGATCATCACCGATCGCAAGCCCGCTGGCACGGTGATGATCGAGGCCCCCACCCTGGCCACCAAGGACTACTTCAGCACCGCGCAGACCGAGACCACCGGCAACCTGACCTTCCTGCACGGCACCACCGCCGGCAACCGCGTCACCCTGAACGCCCTGCAGTGTGACATCTCCAACCCCTCCTACGCGGACCAGGACGGCATCCAGATGCTCAACATCCCCTACCTTGCCGTTCCCACAACCGCCGGCAACGACGAGATGAGCCTCGTCTTCACCTAAGTTGCGCGGCGCCTAAGTTGCGCGACCTCTAAGTGGCGCTGCCTCGGGGCGGCGCCGTGCTTGTTTCGTCCCCGTCCCCACCACCACTTATGGCAAAAGCTGCCCCCTCTCCCGTACCAGCGCCGCTGCCCGCCGAGGGTGGCAGCTACCTCCTCGACCCTCAAACCGGTAAGTGGGAACTGCTGGATCGCACCGAACCGGCCCAAGCCCCCACCACCCCCGACACCGAGCCACCCTCAGCAGACCCCTTCGACACCCCAGCCGCAGCAGACCCCCTAAGCACCGAACCAACCGACTAAGCCGCCGCGCAACCAAGTCGCGCCGCAACCAAGCCCCCGCGCAGCCAAGCCGCGACGCCACTTACCACCACGCCACTTAGCGTGGTGGCTTTTTTGCGCCTATAGTAAGAACGCACAGTACACACCCCCTACAACTTATGGCGTTCGTTCGCAAGAAGGTCAAAGCGTTCAAGTGGCCTGTAACCATCGAGGAGCCTGCAGACGGCGGCACGTTCGATTCCAGCACCTTCGACATCACCTTCAAGCGCCTGGGCCGTAAGGAGTTCAGCAAGTTGAGCGAGAAAGGTGATCTGCCCCTGCTCAAAGCCATCGTCCTCGACTGGAACGGAATCACTAACGAAGACGACACCGCCGTACCTTTTTCCATCGAAGCGCTCACCGAATTTGCCGACGACCCTTACTGGGTGCGTGGCGTTCTCAGGGCCTATACCGAGACCTTCGACGGAGCTAAGCAGGGAAACTGAAGGGCGCCGCTGAGTTTTGGGCGGGCGGTAAGCGGGTCGATGACAAAACCGCAGACGATGCGGCGGTCTTCGGCCTCGACCCCACCGTCCTAAGCTCCGCAGCGTCCAGTTCCGCTGGTACGCAGCCTGACAGCGGCGCAACCTACGAGGTGTGGGAAGAAAACTGGGACACGGTGCTCATGTTCCTGCGAATGCAGACGCAGTGGAACACCACCATGGCCGGCTACCTCGGTCTGAAGTACGAGGTGCTGCTGATGTCCGGCGGCCTCTTCGACCTATACTGCGTTGAAGACCGTCTTGGGATGCTGGAGGGCCTGCAGATCATGGAAACTGCCGCCCTTAGCTGCATGAATAAGGAGGATAAGTAGGTGGCCAGGCAGATTGAAGATATTACCGTAAAATTAGGTATTCAGGGTTTTGAGGAGCTAAACAAGCTCCGCAGCTCATTCAGGGAACTAACTAAAGTAACAAGTGCCACTGACGCGCAACTCGATGACGCGCGTAAGCGGTTAATTGAGCTTAAAACAGAATTAGGTAATACCGCTAGGGTAAATAGAGGACTTACAGATGCGTTCGGCGCTTTGCTCGACGAAGCTAGGCGCGGATCCGACGTATGGAAGCAACTAAATACAGACCTTGCTAAGGTTCGGCAGGAGTCACGACTTACCGACACACAAATTACGGCGTTACGCGACATCATTGTCGATGAGTCGAAAGCGCACGCGCAATCTGCAAATTCCATCCGTGAGCACGTAAAGTCGCTCCAAGACCTACGCAACCAAGCCTCACTCAACGGCAAGGTTCACCAGCAGCTCGGTGCAGACATCCAGCGTCTTACCGACACCTTAAAACAGGGCGAGGTAACAAATAGAGAGCATTACAAATCCTTAGGACAAATCTTAGCCGTCAAGCCCGATGCCGTCCTTAGGCAATGGCAGGCATACACCCGTATCCTCCAGGAAGGCACCGCAGCCGCCGACAAGCTGGCCACGGCGCAGAGACGCCTAAACCAGCTCTCTGGCGCTCCACGGATCCTGGAACGTCGCCGCGTAAGCGAAAGTGCTGCAATTACGCAGGACCCTGAATACCTCAAACGCTTCGGCTTCGAGGGTAAGTCTCTACCCGATCTGCCTAACACAAACGCGGCCTACGCTCAGCAGATCAAGGAGCTTCAGCAGGATCTCGCGCACTTAGATCGCACCAGCGTTGAGTATCTGCAGACAGTTATGCAGCTTGCAGGCGTTCAACGCGAAGCCACAGCGGTGGCACGCGGCTACGCCCAATCGCTGCTTATGGGCATTCAGACAAGAACTGTACCAAGTAGCATCCGCAATATCCAAGAGGTAATTACAGCGCTGCGTGCCGAGATGCAGCAGCTCGACACAACCACATCCGAGGGCAGCGCAACTTACGCCGCAAACGCCAATCAGGTTCGCAACCTCGAACAGCAACTCAATAAACTTGCCACCGCCTATCGCCACGTAGGCGACATGGCAACCACAGCCGCCACCGCAGAGCAAAACGCGGCCAACGCACGCATCCGTGAGAACTACCTAAATCGAGGCCTGGTCCGTCAGCAGGAGGCTGCGCTTGCCGAACTCGGTCAACGTGTCCGTCAAGGCGTAAGCGGAACTCCGCTGCTCCTGCCCGCCGCCGGCCAAACCAGCGCTCCAGGCACCGGACTGACTGTAAGCGGCGGGCCGAATGTACGCATAGGTAGAGCCACAGGTAACATCCAGCAGATTTTTGCCCCTGGCAGTGGCGTCGGCGGTGTACGGTTTCCCGGAGAACAGGAACGTCTACAGCCAGTAGCCACACCAGAAGAAGCAGATCGCGCACGCCGCGCCTACATAGCAGAAAGCGATGCCAGACGCGCCAATGCAGAAGCTATCGAACAACAAAAGCAGCGCATGGAAAACCTACGGGCCGCCGTAGACAAAGCCACCAGCGCCAACACAGGAAGCATCAGCTCACTCGGCAACCTAAGAGAAGCTCTTGCAAATCTACGCAACGAGATCCCAGCCACTAATGGTGAGTTTAAGCAATTAACCACCCGTCTACAGGACGTAGATGTACGGGCTGAGCGCCTGTCTACACGCGCTAGCCGCAAACTAAGCGGAATGCAAATCGCCCAAGGCGTCGGCGCAGCACTTAGCGGCGGCATCTTCGGCGGCCCCGAGGGTCTGATCGGTGGCTTGGGCGGCTTGGCACTTGGCGGTGTGGGCGGTGCGTTCGCGGGTGCGGCGGCCGGTGCGCAGGTCGGCATGTTCCGCCAGCAGCTTGCCGGCGTCACCGAATACTCCGCCGGCATTGACAAGCTGCAGATCGCACTGCGCGGCATCGTCGGTAGCCAAGAGGCTTACAACCAAGCCCTCGCCGCCGCCGCCTCTGTTACCCGTGACCTCAACATCCCCCAAGAGACGGCGATCCAGGGGATGACACGCCTAAGCGCTGCGGTACTGGGCGCCGGGGGCAAGGTAAGCGATTCTGCGTTTGCGTTCCGCGCCATCAGCGAAGCTGTGAAGGCCACCGGTGGCAACGCCGAGCAGGCCGACGGCGCCCTCTTAGCACTTACACAGGTCTTCTCCAAGGGCAAGGTCAGCGCCGAGGAACTCAACCAGATCGCTGAGCGCCTGCCTGGCACGTTCACCCTCTTCGCCAAAGCCGCCGGCATGACCGGTCCCGAACTGCAGAAGGCGCTCCAGCAGGGCCAAGTGGGTCTGAACGACCTGATGAAGTTCCTGAAGCTAATTAGTAGTGAGTATGGGCAAACGGCACTCAAAATCGCTGCGTCCAGTCAAGAGGCTGGTGCGCGTCTAAGTGTCGCGTTCAAGAACATGCAGCTTGAGGTGGGCAGGGCGCTGCAGCCTGTCGGCGCTTCACTGCAATCCGCCTTTGCAGATTTCATCACCAAGGTTACGCCAGCTGTAGTCGCGGCAACGAAGGGCCTCGCCGCCGCATTCGAGTTCTTCATCGAGAACAAAACTGCATCTGGCCTGGCCACATTCGCTTTGCAGCTTGGTGCTGTTACAGCTGGTCTAATAGCGCTGCGTAGCGCTATGGCCGCTATATCCGCACTTAACTTAGCCACTTTCTTTACGAGTACGGCATCATCGGTTAAAATAACTGGGGACACACTAACGGCTACTGCTACGAGTGCCGGAGGACTTACAGACAAACTCACAGGGCTACGCTCCGCCGTAGGCCTATTAGCCAAGTCTTTTGCAGCCCCCGTCATACTTACAGTAGGTATAGTTGGCGCTGCTGTAGTCATTGACTACCTAAATAAACTAACGGACGCTAAAAATAGATTGAAAAGTGCCGCCTCGGCTAGTAGAGGCGATACGTGGTTGACGGAAATAGGAGGTAGTGCTACAGATATAAATACATTGCGCATACAAGTACAAGCTGCTGGCGATACGTATCAGTATTTGGCGGATAAGATAAAGGCTGCCAGGACTGAGCAAGCAACAACGCCATTCAAGCCACGTAAAGAGTTTCTTCAGAAACAGATAGAAGCTGATCTTGCGAACCTGCAGGTTGCCCAATCCAGGTATCAGGCAGGCGTGCGCGCTTTAGGTGCGCGTATTCCAGGTACACCCGGTGTATCTACCTTCCCCACACCCCAATCCGACGATAAAGGCAACAAAGCCAAGGACAAAGAGACCCGCGATGCCCAAACAATCGCTGCCGAACGGCAGCGCCTAGCTAATACTCTGCTCGATCAGCAGCTCCGTGCAGCCGATCGGGTGTTCCAGCACCAAATTGAGTTGGACCGTCAGCGCTACGAACTGCAGAAACGCCTAGACGACACCCAAGCGCAGAACCGCGTCTTACGCGAAACAGGCGTTGCACGCGACGTTGTAAGCAACTTTGAGGATCTGCAGCGCAGCTTGCGTGACATTGAGGAGCGCCGCGTTACCGCTGCCGAAAACGTGCGCCTGGCCAAACAGGCCCAGCAAAGTGCCGCCATCCGCGCCACCTTCGAGGGCCAAGGCGCAGCTAGGTTGAGCGGTACGGCTGGTTTTATAGCCAAGACCGGTAGCACGGGCGATAGCACAGGCCCGCACCTCGACGCGCGTTGGGCAGATGGACGCCGTATCACGGCACAAGACGTAGATCGCTATTTAAGTATAAACGGACGTAATCCTTCTAGTTTTGGCGTGACTAGCCCCTATGGACCACGCCAGCTATTTGGGCGTAGTTTTCACGGTGGTATAGACCTTGGCACACCTGCGGGGAGTGGCATTGCACTGAAAAGCGGGGCCAGTCTGCTGCGCGATTTAGGGTTTACAGGCGCCGGTGGTTACGCAGTTGAAATAGATACACCGGAAGGAAGGATGCGCTTGCTGCATCTACAGGCAGGATCAGCAAAGCTACCTAAGGGCGCCGCCACGCAGCAGAACCGCGCCATCCAAGCGGCCGGTAAGGCAGGAATCGAGAGCCTCGACGTAAACCAGGCTGAGTCCCTACAGAAACTTATTGATGATAACGCCGCTAAAGAGCGCGCCGCTGTGCTTGAGCAATTCACACTCAAAGCTACCGAAGCGCTGCGCGAACAGAACGCGACGATGCGCGACAACAACGCGCTGCAAGTCCTGCGCAATCGCCTAACCCTGGAAGGTGTAAGCCCCGAGCGCATAAGTCTCGAAGAGAGTTTGCTTAGTCTTAGTCAGAAAAGAGACGAGACAGAGAGGACGTACCAGAAGTTAATAGAAAACAACCCAACCTATAGGGAAAAACTTGCAGAAGACTTGGCTACGCAGAACGATCTGTACGCTGAACAGGCCCGCCTATTGCGTGAGAACGCAGCTGCTTCCGATAACGCTATAGCCAATCGCATAGGCCAGCTTCGCCAGCAGCGAAATGAGCTAACCGACATTCAAAAAGTCGCCGTCAGCATGTCGCAAACGGTCGAAAGCAGCCTAAGCACCGCAATTAGCAGCGCCGTCACCAACTTAGTGACAGGTGCCCAGACGATCAAGCAAACGCTGGCGGAAATGTTCTCAAGCATCGCTAAGGCGTTTATCGACATGGCAGCACAGATTATTGCTAAGCAGCTGACTATTATTGCGTTGAATGCAGTTGCTAAGATTTTTGGCGCTGCAAGCAGTGCGGGTGGCGCAGGACCGATAACTGGAGTGGAATCGC